AAATCTACGACCAGAAAAGTTCAGAGGTGTACCTGTACGAGAAATGCCAAACTATGATGCAGCTTTAGCTCAAACAGAACAAGCTTTCCGTAACAGAAACGCACGGATACAATCCGCGATAGCCGCAGGTCGAAACGTTGCAGATAGAGACATGATTGTAGATGATCCACGAGCCGCAGCGGAAATGTTTATTGATGAACAGTTTGATCGAGCACGTTTGGCTATGGGAGAACTTGCTCCTGATGCTCCACAGCATATCAAATACATAACTCAAGGCGGTAAAGAAGTTAGAACAGAGACCCGTGGTAATCTTTTTAATCTAGCTGACGGAATGTTGAAGGATCGTTCGCGGATCTTGGACGAAGCTCCTCTACTACAAGAAATGATGGGTGTAGTACGAGATCCAAAAGAAGCGTTTCTTCGCACAATAAACGATATATCTAATACCGTTGCGGCACAAAGGTTGTATGGTCAGGTTGCGAGATCTCTTGGTAAAACAACATTTCAAGATGGACTACCTGCACTGAGACAAGGTCAGCGTCCCATCATTGATGGTAACAACCTAACAGATCAAATGGTCGCACAGTTAGAAGGCTTCGGGTATGTAAGAGCCGGAGAGTTAAACCCAGAAAGAGCCTTTGGTGGTAAGTTTGGATCTCTATCTGGTGACTTCATTCCCGGAGAAGTATACAATTCTTTGACCACACCCATGAGATCAAGCTCCTCGGTCCAAGAAGCTCTGGCTGTATCGCTACAACTCAAGGGTCTATCACAGATGACCAAGACTGTGCTCAACCCCTTGTCACAAGTCAGGAACTTTTTGTCCAACACGTTTGTCGTAGGTGCAAATGGTTTGTTGGGCAGGAACTTAGGGTTATTTGAGAGTGCAGACGTTTTGGTCTCCAACGCCCTCGAAAGCCCAGAACAATTCAAGTTGTTACGTGCAATGGCAAACGAAGGAGCAATTGGTCAAAACATACAAATCAACGAAATGCGTCGATTGTTGCAAGAGCAAACTGAGTTGGGTGTATCTGCACGGCTTAACAAAGCTGGTAATGCCTTTCGACAATCTAAACTTGGTGCACCTGTTCGCTTTATGGAGAAGACATACGGATTGGGTGACGACTACTGGAAGGTGGTCGGTGCTTTGGGAGAGAAAGCAAGGTATGGTGCTGCTCTTCGCAAAGGTGGGGTAGATATAGACAACGTATCTCCCGCAGTTCAAGATGCGCTAGTTGCTTCTGGTCTTGCACAAAGATCCAGATCGATTGCAGGTACAGAATTTGGTGATCTGTTTGCTATCGACCTAGTTAAACAAACGATGCCTACATACTCCATGGTTCCTGAAGCCATTAAAGCTTTGCGCCGTATACCTGTCGTTGGTAACTTCATGGCTTTTCCGGCTGAGATTATTCGTACAACAGGCAACATTGTTAATCGTGCTGTCAAAGAGATGGGATTCAAACCCACTCAACAGATGATAGATGAATTAGGGTTACAGAATGCAAACAGGATAGCACGTCAGGTTAGAGGCATAGGTGCCCAACGTTTGACAGGGTATATATCCATGGCACAGGTTGCTCCGTTGGCAATGCGTGACGCTGCACACACAATCCTTGATGTTACACCAGAAGAAGAAGCTCTCCTCGAAGAGAACAGTGCTTACTGGACTAAGGGTAATACTCTTATGTATTTGGAAAAACTCAAGGATGGACAGGCAGATTACGCCGACTTGTCTTACATGCTACCGTATGAGTTTATGCTTGCCCCTGCTCGTGCCGCATTGCAGGTGTATGGAGAAAAGGGTGAAGTCGGAGCTAATGAAGCAGAACAGATCTTTGCTGGAACGTGGGAAGGTTTTAAAAAGTTTGCAGAACCATTTGCTTCAGAAGGTCTCGCAGCTGAAAGAGTTATCGACGTAACAATACGAAACGGCAAAACACAGACGGGTGCCGAGATCTATGAATCAGGTGAAATGATGGGAGACAAACTATCTAAGTCCTTGGTGCACGTAACTGGGGCGTTTATGCCTGGAATTATTGATCAGTTCAGAACAATCAAAGGTGGTGAGTTTGTTCCAGGTCGTGCCACTCGCGCTATTACTGGTATGCCCTCAAGAGACGGAGATCCCTACACCATAGCTGAAGAAGCTGGCACCATGCTCATTGGTGTTCGACCCATGAAACTAAAAGTAGATCGTAGTCTTGGTTATGCTGGAGGTGAGTATTCTGCTAATAGATCCAGTGCCGTTCAGATCTTTACTAAGGTAGCCGACGATAATGACGCAGACGTTAACGATATTCTGGAAGCCTATGTCCAAGCAAACGAAGCACGTCGCAGACACCAAGCAGAACTCAGAGATAAGATACTGAAGGCACAGGCAGCAGGGATGAGTAGAGCCGAAGTCTTTCAAGCTTTTAAAAACACAGGTGTGAGTCGCAAAGAACTTCGAGATATCGTTAATAATAGGTACACACCAATTAAAGTAAGTCGGAACTTAATTAGAGAAGTTGCGAGAGAGGTAAACGTTAAAAGAGAAAACCGTATACTTGATCGGGTTCCTGTTGGTGAAATCAACGCTATCCGTAGAACTCTTTCCAATACTCCTATTACTGGGGAGACAGAAGAGGTGCGAGAAACTACGACTCCTGCCTTTGATCCTACTCAACCATTCACAATTGTGGGACAAGAAACGCCTTCACCAAGCCCGACAGTTTCTGTTCCTGCTCCATCACCACAACCAACCACACTACAACAGGTGCGAGATAAAACCAGAACTATACTGGGTACAGCGAGCAATCCAATATCTGCATTAAGGGACTTAGAAATCTTTCAAAGTACGAGAGACTAATCCTCCACCTCAATCCTAACACCCTTGCCCCCGAACAGTCTAACCAGTTCGTCAGCCATTCCCTCTGTTTCTTTGACCAAGTTCTCGTCCATGGATATTACCGATAAATCAACTGCCCATCCGATGAAATCCATCAAGGCTTCTACCTGCATAGGATGCATCTGTCTTAGTCCCAGGGTTTTCATATCAGGATCTATCATTCGATTTCTCCCCAGTTGTCCTTGAGTTCATCGTCAACTTTAGAGGGGACTTTCAAGACATCCGACAATCCATTTTCCATTATGTGTTTGATGTTGTGCGCTTGATCGTCGCCCTCTACTGAGAAGCATAACTCATCATGAACCGTAAGCATAGGTAAAAGTCCCTCTGAATAACAATCAGCCATAGCTTTTTTTGTCTGGTCGGCTGCTGATCCTTGAATCAATTTGTTCAACGCCTTGTAAGTAAACGCTCTTTTCAGTGGCTGACCATATTCTTTCATGGCTTCTTCGTATGGTAATGGCTTCTTGTATCCAAACGTTCTCGGCTCCCACAGGTGAAAGCGACAGCGACGCCCCAGTATGGTACGGATCTGCCCTGTCTTCTCTGCTTGTTTACTTGCTAGATCTGCAAGACCCTTAACGAACGGCACCTTCTCACGGTGTGTTGCCAGTAGTTCTCCTGCTTCATCAGGTGAGATGTCTAGCTGCCCTGCCAGTTTACCTTTGCCCATGCCATACATGATACCTAAGTTCACGACCTTTGCTTCCTTACGCTTGATCCCTGCTATGTCTGCTACCATCTGGTGCAGATCTACGTCACCGCTGTGATATTCCTCTACGATTGTATCAACGATAGGGTGTTTGAAGTCTGCTTTCAGACTCGCCGCAAAGTGCACCAGTAACCTCGGCTCTTGGCTCGAATAGTCAAACGATCCCCACTTGGTTCCTTCTTCTGGTATAAACAGACCACGGATCATCTTCTTGATCTCAGGATCTCGTGAAGGAATCTGCTGTAAGTTTGGGTTGGACGACGAAAATCGCCCAGTTACAGTGCCACCGTCATCGGATCGAAGCTGATGGAACTCGCAATGAATACGACCGTTGTGCTCGTGCTTCATGATCGTCTCAATGAACGTGCTCTCTGCCTTGTCAAATTCGCGTAGCTTGACGATCTTTTGTGCTGTCGGGTGGGGATGGGCATTAAGATACTGTTTGGTGAATGAGGGGGCACCTGCGTCAGTCTTAGGGTATGGTAGGTTCAACTCCTCAAACACTGCGGCTACTGAAGCCGCTGCCCATGGCTCAATCTTGATCTGTGTTTCCCCAAAGATCTCGTCTTTAATTGTCTGTGTTCTTTTCTTCAACGCAGTTCTTGCTTGCTCTGCTTTGTCGAGATCAACTCGGACTCCAAGTTCTCGCATGTCGCACATCATCGGGATCAAACCTGTCTCCAGTTTCCAGATGTTCCAAAGATCCTGTTTATCCAGTTCAATCTTCAGTCGTTCCCAGAGACGCAGAGTCATACCCGCATCCTGTTCTGCATACTGTCCTACAAACTCAGGCGGTAACCTGTACATCTCAGCTTTGGGATCGAAGCCCCACTCCGCTGCGGCTACACGTAGAAGCTTTTCATTCTTACGTTCATTGAGGTAATCACGACCTAGATTGTTCAGGCTGTATGACCAACGGTTTTCATCAACCACCGCCCCTGTAATCATGGTATCGATAATCCGCCCCTCAACCTTGACGCCCTCGGCACGTAACCAACCCAAGTCGTAGGTCGCATTGTGCATGATCTTGTCTATGTCGGGTGTTGCCATCTGTCTCTGTAGCCACTTGAGCGCGATCCTCGCGTCCATATTGTGACCGTTCTCATGGCGGATCGGAAAGTATCCCTGCCAATCTCCTGCGGCTACGGCTATGCCTACGATGTACCCATCTTTACGAACCCATCCTGGCCCTAACGTCTTCAGGTTTGGGTCACATGTTTCTAGATCGATTGCGATCTGTTTATATTTTGTAAGGTCAGGAAACTCTGATGGAATGTTCCATGACAGATCCTTGGCCTGTAAATTCATCTGCGCGGCAATGACACTATCCTTGCCAAAAAGATCACTTTGATTCATTTTCAAACTCTGCTCCCAATGCTGAATATCCGCACTTGTCGATCCACGAATCTTTGTGGTCGATGGTCTCTAACAATCGACAGGTCTTCACCCAGTCCATCATCAGAGCCACATGCTTTGCTGTTATTTTATTATGTGTTGTGAATGCGTCCTGTACTATTACATTCCAACCAGTTGCTATTCGGTCGAAGTTATCCTTCGCATCTCCATAGTCTTTTGCCCTGTTACCGTTGATCAGTTCTTTCGCTGTATCTAGATAGTCGTTGCGTTTCATACTGCCTCCCATTTAAATTTTAGTTGCCCATATATTGGTTGCCACTTTCTCCCTGGACGGTTCTGCCATCCTTTGGGTTTCAATTCTACTTCGCCAACCATCTTCCATCCTGCTCCCTTCAGGCTCGAACCAGCTTCAGATTGTAAGGTGTACGTTATCATTCGTTTACCTCCCATCTGTTGCCAGATCCGCCAACACCTTCCGTATAGAAAGGAACAGGTATTCTTTGGTGCATCGTCCTGCACACATACCCTTACTACTTCCGCTGTAAATCCATCCATCATGCGCCTAGCTACTGGGTTACCTACAATAGCAACACCAACCAGACAGTCATCGTAGCTTGCACCTATGGCAAACTTCCCACCTTGTGGTGGTTTATTGTGACGGTGAAAGTTTTCAACAAACTCACGAGCCTCACGTAGACTGATAGGCACAGGTATTAGTTTCATCCTGTGCACTCCCCATCGTCCGTCTGGCATAGGAAAGCTTCGTCATCAAAGATCCAATCCCCCTGTCTGCCTACAAACTCTCCCAGTTCTTTGTACGTGCGTACATCATGGAATGATCTGTCCTTTGTTTCCTCCCAGTTCTGCCACCACTTCATGCGGTCTGGATACTCACGCCACATAGCCGCTAGTGTCGCTTCGCTCTTCAAGAAACAACCGTCACAGTTCCCTGATCCTGGGGTAATCTTCAGATCGAACTTGTGTTGTTTCCAGAAGAACATAACATCCTGCTTCGTGACCCCTGCATCTGCCAATGGAAACCAGTTGTCCCACCGTTTATCCTTGCTTGGTTTTACCCGCTTGGCTTCGTCTGCACGGATGCCGATGGTGTTTGTCCAGTGCTCCCACCCGATAGACAACAGATACCGACGCATAGTCTTGACTTTCAACTCCTGAGTGCAGGATCTACGGAATACATTTGGTAGCATGTTGAACGACAGATACTTATCAAACGGCTCTCCCTTTCGCGCAGCGGAGTCCCAACTAACTGTCTGAAAGTATGCCTTACCATTTTGATATCGGTTGGATGGTGCCCTCGAATACTCAAGCCATGTGATGTCTACGCCCCAGTTCTTCTCTATGTTGTGCACAAAGTCCAGTGTCCCTGGCATCTCACGCCCAGTGTTGGCAAACGAAACCTTCACACGATCTGGTAAATCTCCGTTAGCCTCCAGTATCCTATGCAACATATACCCAGAGGTACGACCACCACTAAAACTGATAAGAACATTGCCATCAGGTAGCTTCATATCTCGTACCTGTACTTTTTGTCTGATTCTATAAGATAAAGATTCTTTTTGGCACGAGTCACTGCCACATAGAATACCCTGTTTTCATCCTCTGGATGTTTACCCTCTACACATGCTTTGGTAGATCCCAAGTATACTGCTACGTTGTCATCCTCACCACCTTTCATGGCATGGATCGTAGAGATTTTGATCCTTGGTTCTTTGTATATACTCTCACCCCTGCGTTCAACCGATCTGATGTAGATCTTTTCTTCTTCCGACAACCGTATAATGTCCGTTTGATCTGTGCTTATTGGGGCTAACAAACCAAACTCCTTGACCAGTTTGTCGTAGGTTAACAGTTCGTCTGGACCAGCCGCATCCAACAGTTTTGCAGACCCACGTTTGACAACAGCCCCCTCTCCTGTCTTGGGCACCATCTCGTACATTTTCCTGACCCTGCTGACATACACACCCTTGCCGCTGGAAATATCTTTCCACACAGACATGGCTTCCAGTTTCTTTTCCGACACAGACCACCGACCCTTGCGGCTGTAGAAGTATCTGTTCTGCTCCAAAAACTCAGCTATGTCGTTTACAAACGAGTTCGTTCGAGCCATGATTGTCCATGAACCTCGATCTAACGGCAATGCCCACAGGCTCATGACCCTCGTAACTCTGCCCTCTTCCTGTCTTGGATAGAACTCTTTCTCCAGTCTACCTGGTATACGACGTGAGATGTCCATAGAAAGCTCCCAGACGCTCCGTGGTAAGCGGTAGGATTGATTGAGTACCTCAACCCTATCCGTGCAGTTAATGAAGTCATCGACGTCTACAGACGTCCAACGGTGGATAGCCTGATCATCATCCCCTGCGATCAACACCTCGTCCGCATGTTCGGACATCTTTCTTACCATCTTCCATTGTAAGGGTGTAAGATCCTGCGCCTCGTCAACAATCAACAGATCTAAGTTCGGTGGCTCTGCTATGTCTATGTACTTGGCAATCATGTCAGAGAAATCCACACGATTGGTTTTGGACTTGTACTCAAGCAATTGCTTTTCAATCTGCACAAGCTTAGAGAAACTCAGGTCGCGATCCTCCTCGTAGTTAAACTCAAAGTCCAAGTTAGACATCCGATAGACCGACCGCATAATGATTTGTAAGTACTTGGCTCCTGATCCTTTCATGCTTGGCACGGTTATCCCATCGTGCACAGACGTAGAGTCTGCACCATCAAAGTCCAACGCAAGCATCTTTCCCAGTCTTTGAAAATCCTGACGGCTCAACACGTCTCCTTGGGCCAGGCCCAATCCGTGATACCCAGTGGCGTGGAGCGTTTTAAAATGGGGGAAGTCTTGCTTGGTTAAATTAAACTTGGCACAGGATCGATCAACAAATTCTCCTATCGCTTTGGTGGTAAAGGAGACCACACCAATCCGCGAAGGATGCACACCTTCTTCAAGCTTCGCCTGTACTCTTTCGATTAACGTATAAGTTTTGCCGCAACCTGGAGGTCCCAAGATCAGCGTAGCGTTATCAATCATCAGTACGGCGACCCTCTAGCCACTCGTCAATGTCCTGTCTGCTCCAACGACTGGCAGATCTTTGAGCATCCCCATTGCCAAACTTGTATGGCTTTGGAAAGTTTCCCTCGTTTACCCACTTATATATGGCGGACTCGGATACATCGAGCCAGTCAGCCACATCCTTGGCCTTTAAAAAATTAGAACGGTATTTCATTGTCCATCTCCTTTATAGGTATTGCTACCTCATCGTTCTCAAATGCCGGAACCCACCACACACGAACGGTGGTTCTTGATCCATCTTCTTTAGTTATATTTTTATGACCGTGACACTCTCGGTCATCGTTTAATTTCTTCAACTGCTCTTGGATCTGTGCCCTTGTAAAAGCAGTGAACCTACGGTTGTGCAAGAACTCTGTCAGACCTGCCATGGTAAACGATGTGTACCCTTGGTTGTCTGTAAATGGCTTACCCTGTAACAATTCTTCTGGGTGCAACGCTCTGATACGACTCGTGCAGTATGCTTTAAGTAATGCTTTAAACTCACCGCTAACAGTTAGTTCTTCTGGCACTTCCTGATTAGAACTTTCCGTCATTAACTTATGAAGCAAAGCTTGCCACGCTCTAGGCTTTATAATTGGTGGCACCATTTGTGCTTGTTCCATACAGGCTCTTTGAAAAAGACTTTGGTTTTGAAGCTGTTCCGTGTTTAGTTGTATTCTTTTTCCCGCCACAGTTATGAAATATAACCTGGGTTCTGATAATACGATTAGTAGATTTCCAACTTCTAAAGCCTCCGACCCTGTATCCCCGATACCAAACTTCATAGACATACAGAGTTCTTTATCACAATAACTTCTAAATGGTTCCTGTTCGCACGTATAAAAGTATTCCTTTTTATCTAAACTTTTCTGTAATGCTAGAACTTCTTTGGCATCAAGCGGTGGAGAAAACAACTGTTGGTTCATGGTTTCCATCTCAGCCTTCCAGTTGTCGCCATGTTTCATCCGGCAAAACACACCAAGCATAAATAGTTTCTTGTTGCGCTCTTCACCTGATGGGCCATCACGAAACAAATGCTGAAGACATGGCGGAGCATCCGACAATAGTTTTCTTGGCTTGTTGTTGTTGGATCTCAATCCTTCTAGCTTGGAAATAGGGACGGTGCTTTCGTGTATAGCTTTTATAAAGTCCTCAATTTCCATGGCCTCAACCTTTGAGTTGAAGCAATACCTCTGTGGCAAGTCCGCATTGAAGTATGGCAAGTTAATGAAGTTTCCTACGTCACCTCTTTCCGCTAGAATAATATCCTGCTTTGGAAAGATCTCGCATCCACTGTGTCCCAGAGCAACTGCCATTTCCAACAGATACTCACGCACAACTTTTGCCTGTTCGTACTCTTTGAGAAACAAATACAAATGTGCACCGCCTGACTTAGATCTGCAATGCAGCAGCGGAAGCTTTAGTTTCTGTATCCGTTGCTGTAGTTCGTTGTGATCCAGGTCATAGATGTCTATGTCCAGTGCACCCCACTTACATTTGTTTTCTTCATTGATCGGGATAGCCCCGACCCCCTGCTCACCATCAATGTGTCCTTGCATAATCTTAGATGTTAATGCTTGACGTACTATCCTACTGTCAGCATCGGCCTTACCGTTCCTGCCAATCCGACCGACTGTAGTTGTACCATGTGCAACCTTCGAACCCTCGAAGGCCGCAAGCATTTCGTCTGCTAATGACATGCTTGGCTCCTGTTGGGTAAAAGACACGGTAAATCTTTTTGAAAAGATCTACCGTGCCTAAAATTTAAAAGGGTACTTCGTCGTCTCCTACAGGATCAACTGGCTCTGGCTGTGCCTTAACCTCTCCTGATTGAATAGACTCCCTAAAAGCTTTTGCTTCCACCAACAGGTCGCGATTACTAACCAAGCTTTCTTTCGATACTTGATAGTTGAACCAATCACCCTTGTCGTTAGACTCTTCAGTGACAGATAGTTTCCACATTGTGGCGTACACCGCAGGAGTAACGAGTTGCTCCGTCTTTGGGTTCTTGATCTTTTGCATTGCGATCTGTGTCTTCCAACGACGGCTGACCTTCAACTGGCTAGATTTCATGTCTATCACAGCAGGTTGGAATGATCCGTCCTCTCCAACAATCAAGCAGTAATGCTGATCAGACTTCACCAATTCATTGCCATTGGACAGAACTTCTTTAGATCCATCCCGCTTTGCACCAGTAACCATGGGATCGTTGGCGGCTAGTTCACCTTGAAACCCACCACCCTGTTCTCTTGGAATGAACTCAAGATACTTGGTGGTCTGGTAGCACGGTATAACTACAATGCCGTTTGATCCTTCCCAGTATTGACCAGTGACGTTGTTAAAGATGTCACCCTGTGATGCGCCCTCAATGTGTTCGGCTTTGCCTTTCTTGAGTTGCGGTGACATGGGTTGCAAGATCCGAACAAACGGTATCTGCATCTCACTGCTATCGAATGATGCACCATCTCCGGCAGTCTCGAAGATGTCATCTAGCACATCGGTGCTTACGTCTGTGCTTTTTGCTTTTGCTACTGCGGTCGCCATTATGCTTTCCTCCTGATTTCAGCTGCGTTAGCGATAAATGCCCCGAACATATCGAGGTCAATAGGTTTACCATCAACAATACGTTCCTTTACAAACGCCTTGAGTGTAGATGGGTGAACGTGGGTCTTGGTCTTCGGATCAAAACCTTTCTCTTGCAGGATACCAACAACGTCTCCTGCTATATTGTCTTCGCCTTTACCAAACGAACAGGTGACATCGTTCTTTATGATGTCGTCCAATCCATTTTCCCGTAGCCATGCGAAGGCTTCTTCCTTGCGGTCTTGTGGAATAGAAGCATGTACAATCATCTTTCTAGATACAGACACACCGTCTACATCTAAGCGATCAACCCCCATCTCATCCATTAGTCCAGGAATGTTTTCAACTGACAGCCTATGCTTCTCAGCTTTCAAGGCTTTCAGGTTTAACTCTGCATCCTCAATGTCTTGCTCAATGCTGCGGAGTTTGCGAACAAGATCACTGAGTTGCTTTCCTGTTCCAGTATCGACACTGGCGAACTTGTCACCCTCATCGATTAGGTCTTCAAATATATCCATAAGTGTTTCCTCTTCAGGGTTCGGTTGACAAACCATTTCGCCATCCGTATTATGGACTCTACTGGAGGTATGTGATGACTGTCAAGTACAATTTTAAAATGAAACCATTCAAGCATCAGGAGGATGCACTCAACAAAGCAGGGGCTGGGTCTCTATGGGACAAGATAGAGTTTGCACTATTTATGGAGATGGGTACAGGTAAATCGAAAGTCCTGCTAGATAATCTGGGAATGCTGTATTTAGCAAAACGTATTAAGTTCGCATTGATAATCGCACCAAAGGGTGTGTATCGAAATTGGGTAACCAAAGAAATACCAGAGCACATGTCCGATGATGTGCCACATCGAGTGATCCGATGGGTCGCTTCTCCCAACAAAAAGCAACAGGAAGAAATGCGCTCGGTCAAAGATCCGTTTGATGGACTGACAATCTTTGTCATGAATGTCGAATCGTATTCAACACGCAAGGGTCAGGTTGCCGGAGAGTGGATGTCTGGTGCGCTTGGGCCTGTGGGATGTATCGCAATCGACGAATCAACTACTATTAAGAACCATAAGGCCAAGCGCACGAAGTCCCTACTCAAGATCGCAAGGGGTTTCAAGTACAAAAGATTACTAACAGGATCTCCCATTACAAAAAGTCCACTTGACATCTATGCACAGACCGAGTTCCTTCGCCCTGGTCTCATGGGTCATGAGTCTTTCTATTCCTTTCAGGGTCGGTACGCTGTCGTTCAGCGTCGAACCATGGGTAGCCATGCTTTCCAACAGATCGTAGGATACAGAAACCTAGACGAACTGACAGATAAGATCGACTCATTCAGCTTCCGTGTACTCAAAAAGGATTGTTTGGATCTGCCAGACAAAATCTACACGGCTCGTTATGTCTCCCTTACCAGTGAACAGATGAAAATGTATCTGGATCTACAAAGACAAGCGATGTTGCTGTTCGAAGATGGGGAGATGGTGACTGCTCCTGCTGTCATTACACAGATGCTACGCATACAACAGGTTCTATCAGGACATCTGAAGACTGATGATGGTGAGATGAGATACTTTCCTTCACGTCGGATGGATGCATTGGAAGAGATCCTCGAAGAACACGACGGCAAAGCAATCATCTGGTCTCGGTTCAGATATGACATCATACAGATAACAAACATGCTGAACAAAAAGTTTGGAGCGGGAAGTGCCGCTGCATACTACGGTGATACACCAGACGATGAGCGCAATGACATCGTAACTAATTTCCAAAATTCAAAAGACCTGAAGTTTTTTGTAGGGAATCCTGCGACCGCAGGGTACGGTCTGACTTTGACCGAAGCTGATCTCGTGATATACTATGCCAACGACTTCAACCTGGAGACACGCATACAATCAGAAGATCGTGCCCATCGTATCGGGCAAAAGAAAAACGTAACTTACATTGATCTTATATCCGAGGGCACCATTGACGAGAAGATAGTCGAAGCACTTAGAAACAAAATCAATATCGGAGCAAGAGTACTAGGAGAGGAAGCAAGAGAATGGCTAAGTCTAAAGCCCACGAAGAACTAATAGAAGCAGTCGTAGATTACAAACGTGGACTACGAAACCTGAAGACAGGATCAGAAGAGATCTCCAGAATATCTGGATTAACTCCAGATATCGTCGCATGTTTTCTTAAAGCAATGAAAAGAGATAACGTAACCCAGATTCGTGGGTATTCGAAAGAACCAGAGCACCTACTCAAAGCCAAGAAAAGAAAAACCCCGCCGGAGCGGGGCTAGTTATCGAGGCAGTTAGACCACAGGCTTGGGGTCTAGTCCTTCGAGCAGTGTGCCTAGACACTAACAGATCCAGTCTGTCTTGCATACTCTTTTCTTATGATCACAGATAACTGTCTTGTCATGGTGCGCTGTTCTTCGTCCGCGAGTTGTTTTAATTTCTCATGGTCTTCAGGCAACAGTGCCACGTTACAAAACTTTCTGGTCTCCACTTTGATTTCTTTTTTCATCAGTTGCTCCTTGGTTGTAGTGAACTTATATACTACTGGTTACCAAAGAACAACATGTAAGCATCCACTTTATAGAATCTGTCCTTGTTATTTTCCATGGCGGCAATCACCTCAGATTCTTCCCGATCTAGGTCAGCAGCTATCATGCTTGCCGTGTACGGATAGTCCATTCCATTGGATTTTATGTACATGGCAATCTCTCTTTCAAGATCGTCATCCGCTACATGGGCCAGGTCCAAGTCAACGTGCACAGGTTCAACTCGCATCGCTCTCCATGGTATCTGCTCACGTTTGTCTGGATAGTTCGGCAACAAGAACGCATTGAACATGTCACCAGGTTGAACGTTCATAGTGCTCACAAGTCTTGCGTTCAAGAACACTTGATCTCCACTTGGCGTAACACCAAACCCACTACCAGTTGGGGTCAGGTATTCAATAATTATCTGCTGTCTGCGTGTTTCATTTAAATCAAAAATTTGGTTCATAGAGTATTCCTTCTTCTTCTTTCTGTTTGTAGTAGTTGATTTCATTTACCAGACCCTCGATCCTTGGATCATCTGGGTCTGCCCATTCTATATCGTCACGTTCCTTCTCTAACTTTTTTCTCAGTACGCTCACTAGTTCCACTTCCATTATCCCTGTCACTTTCATCTTTTTTCTCCCATGGTGCCACCTTCAGTGACACTTTATTTTTTCTATTTGCAAGCCTACGCTTGTGCCCGTTCATTTCTTTTTGCAGATCTGTCCAACGACCCATGCTCATCTTCCTCCATGTATTTGTATTCCAATGCTTTTCAATTGATTAACGTAATTGTTTAACTCATCCCTTGCAGACCACAACTCTCGTTCAATCCCAGGTCGAGCATCTCTGCGCCCCTTCTCGTCTTGTAAATTATCTACCTGTTGTTTCAACCATTTGAGTTGTGCAGCTTGGAACATACTCAACTGCTCGTCTCCCATATCACTCCTCCTTTTGGGGTCTTAACTTCGGTTTGATTAACTTCGATACTTTGTCCGTCGGATAGCATCCCATCGAAATGTCATTGCCATACAGGTCGTACAGATAATCATACATGAAATCTGCACTCCTGTTGTGCATGGCCTTCGAACAATGTCTTTCGCTCTCGAACCATACGGCTGTTTCGATCTCGTGACCGTGTAAAGTATACGCGATCACGAGTGCCGTGAAGTATTCGATCATCCTTTAACAACTTCCCAGATGCTCTCGTCTCCTGCATCCTTGCCAGTGTCTCGGATCTTTCCTGCCTTCTTCAGTTGAGACAGCGTCGTGCGGACAATCGTCAGCTTCACCCCTGATCTATCAGCAATTTGTTTTGCGGTTCCGATATCTCGATCTAGTTCCGCCAGGATTTGCTCCTTGCGCGTAAGCTTTGCGCCCGACCGCTGTTTGCGTTTGATCCGTGCCCATAGTTCTTTAAACATTTAAGTCTCCTTCCGTTATGGTTTTACGATAACGGCAACACCATGTTGCCGCCTAGCTTTTTTTTCGACCACGTTGTTTTTTAATTGGTGGTAAGTCCGCAACCAGTGCGTCGGGATCATTGCGCTTTATCCTAGCGTTGATACCTATGTTGTGGTTCAACTCAGCTAACAATTCCTCGGCTGTGCTGTCACCATCCACTACATCCTGAACACGGTCAGCTATGTAGAATATGCATATGCGATCATCTATCATCTTTTGTTTTCTCCTTTAATCCTGGGTAAATGATAACTTTTTTTGACACCAAACGCAGGGTGCCCTGCTTCGTATCCTTCAACATATATTCTCCAAAGCCCATCGATTATCTCCGCCCCATCCCAATGAGATAAAGCTCTTCTATAGAAACCTCTTCGATAGTGCAGGGCTTGGCGTCCACCCCTACCCTCTTCATAACTCTTGGCTTCAACAGGTTCGTCTACGTTCCATGAAACTTTGTTCCAACTGTCCGCAATAAAGCGTTTTAATTCTTTCTTTGCGTTCATCTTTTTCATCTGGCTGTAAGCCGCCTTACCTGTCTTCACTAAACGCGGTTTGTTTATGGTCTGTAAGTAAGCGGCAGTGACTCGCAATAAGTTATAGGATGTTATACCTTGCTTGGTTTCTTGATCGTACGGAAGAAACCACTCTTTACTTTTGCTGTCTATTACCCCTACGTATTTTGGGATTTGAACTTTTGTGGGATCATAAAATATATCAAGAGGAAAATTTAAATCCCTGTGTAATATGTGTACTTTAAAACGTGTCCGTTCATCCCCCTCTATATCTGGTGTGCAAATTAGTAGAACTTCTGGTCTACTGTCGCTACCATCCTTCTCATCCACATAAGGTGCGTAAGGGGAATACAATCCAACCATGGGCGCAGGTAAACGAACCTTTTCATTTGGCGGTAACACATTGTTCATCGGATACATTTCCTCTAAATTATTAACGAGGTATTCATCCAACATTTCAACATTAAAATATTGAATATCTCTTGCCATCATGTTTGCAAATTGATGTGTGTTAGCGGCAAAGTCATTGTGTTTGTCCATGTCGATTGCTTCGAACAACCGATATCTTTGGACCATGTCCCTCACAAAATACAACATGTCCCTCTTGGTGTTTTTGTTAGAGGGTCTAGTTGTTTTTAACATAGCTTTGGCTCTGGCGGTATTTCTTGTGAGGGGGTTCAACTCTTTAGTAAACCCCAAATGCGCTTTATTTCTGCGTTTAGAATTGACTGTATAACGCTGATGTAAAATCGAATCCTTTCTACTCATACCCCCAATCCTTTCTGTCTTCCTCGTTGCGCCACCCTTCGAAGTACGCTTCGATCTCACTCTCAGTCATGTCCTCTTCGGGCACAACTTGCTTGCCCAAATTATCCAACCACATGTGTGGCTCTGGCTGTCTCCCATAGTATCGATCAGCCGAACCGCGATCCGCAGCTCGCTCTTCACGATCCATCATCCAAGCTTTCACTCTTCCCATCATTCCACCTCCACAGTTATGTTGCGATCACAACTTTCTGTTAAAAAATAATTTGGATCTTTGTCCTTGATCCATCGCTCAATCACAGGAGCACACAGACTGTACAGTCCTTCGTCCGCAAAGGTCGCTAGAATAGATGCGCCCTTGCCGTCCTCCAAATACGCAATCGTATCAATATGCACTTCTTCCATCACCAATCCTCCTTGAATACTTTGCGGAATATCTCATCCAACATCTTTTCTATTTCGTCGCCTGTCTTAGGCTCCACTCTCCATTTTTCTCTGGCTTTCCAACCTCCGCTTTTTTCATTCAACGCACGGTATAATTTTTCAACTATATTAAAACCTGTTCCAAGTGTTTTCCCTTGCTCCAAACGGCTGATAACTGACTGGCTTACCCCTGCTTTTGTTGCTAATTCAAATTGGCTCCAATCTTTTTCTCTGCGAATTTTTCTTATACTTTGTCCAATATGATCTGTAGCCATTGCCCACATGCCTTCCGCATCACCAATTAATTTATGCTTGTTCATCTTGTTCTCCCTTCCTCCAATAATGTATTTGCGGTTTGTTTTCTGTAGCCTCACTGACCTCAACATAAATAGTAAAACCATTTAGTTCGAGGTAAGCAGACACAGGACTTCGAACGTCAACTATCATCTTCTTCTCCCTCTGTTTCTTCAAAATCAAATGATCCATCAACTGCATCATTCATTTCTTCAAAAAGCATCTCTTGTGCTTTCTGTTCTGCTTCATGCAAAGAATTAGCCTCTACTGAATAATACCCTACATATTCTGCCCTTACTCTAATGTTGTATTTCATTTTCTCACCTCCATATAACTTTCGATTAATCCTTGCGCGACTTGCGCTGTGATGGCGTTGCCGTAGGCGCGGAGTCGTCCCACTCTGGCGGTAGCCCCATCAACCAACGGGAATGTGCAGGGTTCAACTGGCCTCCACTTTTCATCTCGGCATCGGAGCCAGTCAGCATCTGACCAGAAACCGTTAGTCTTGCCGCTCCGTCCTCGGTCCACACCGCCATCTGTGCTTGTGCCCCCGTGTTCCAACCGTGCTTCCCGTTCAAATGTGACGGGGCTATGTTCGTTCCGCCCGTCATCGATGTCGGCGTTGCCCATCCCGATAGTTGAGCCGCTACATCCAACGTGTCCGTGCTGATCTTGCCGTTCCGTATCCGACCGCCCTGATACCCACCCTTGTGATCTCGTGTCGTCGGTGTCGGCCACGAACCAGAGACGTTGCCTGATGTGCGGCGCACCGAAGCCCGCAGAGCAGAGATCAAAAGCCCCGATGGCGTAGTCCGCTCCTTCCATGTCAGCTTGTACAAGGTCGATCCAACCGAGGCCGTCTTTGCTTGCAACCTGTTCTCCAAAGACCGTTGAAGGTCGGCACTGTTCGATGAGGTGGAACCAGTGAGGCCAGAGGTGCCGCTTGTCAGCAACCCCTTTTTTATTGCCTGCGCCGCTGAAAGGTTGGCACGGACAAGATCCTGTCCAGACTGGTCGGTCGTCTTCCCACCCTGCTGATCGGAGTGCGTAACTCCAGACACCGATCCCTGCGAAGAAGTGACATTGAGTAAATTCTTGAAGTTCATCTGGTCGGACATCCGATATGCTCCTTTCGTCCACTATTCCATCTGCAATATGCCCAGACCGAATTAACGATCTGAGCCACTCTGCGGCATATGGGTCTATCTCATTATAATAGGCTACCATGGTTGCACCATAGTCTTCAAAACCCTAGCGTCCCAAAGCCTGCGCTTGTACTGTTCTGCGGTCGGATGATCGTGAACCAAATCCTCAAGGTGCTCAACCATGTGATCCACCGCAACCTGAAGCACGTTCTTCTGGCTCTCGCTTAAAGTCCACGCTTCCTCATTAATGATGTGAATTGTTCTCGTCTCACTCATATCGATCCGCCTCCACTGGTCGCCAACAATTGTCCTCGCCATTCTGATACTCACCTTCGAACATCGAACCTTCGTCCTGATACTCAGCAGAAATATCAAAGCCCATCTCGTGAAGCTTCTCCCAAACTGGAATAGGTGGTGCCCATGCCGTCCAACAACGGAACGAAAAATATTTCACAGGTATCGGGTAATGATCGTCGTCCTGCGGATCTTCAATAATCTCAGCTTCACAGATGTCCCACTTCGTCATCCAGTTTTCATTGCGCCAATCATACCAGTTCGGACGACCTTGCGCCTCGCACATCTTGCGCTCCTCATCGCCTAACGCACCATGAAACATGTTACTCGGTTCTGGAATTACGGCATTCAAAAACTTCTGTTCCTTGACCGCCTCGTACAGACGGTCAATTTCTTTTGGGTCTCCTTTCAAGAAGACACTTTGATAACAATGATTAGGCATTAGCCCACCTCCTTTATGCTTTGGATCATTGATGATGTGATTGTAAAAAGTTCACCGCAAATTCCGTTGTACTCATCGACTAGATTATCGACGAACTCCTCAACGGTTTCCGCTTCGCGAACTGGGTTTGTGCAACCCAGTTCCATTGTGCATTCGAAAGTCTTCATCCTAAAGTCTCCCTCCAGATTGTGAGTGCCTCGTCTTCAGGCAAATCATTCAAGATTACCGCTTCAGGAAAAGAACGTTTGATGGTTTCAGACGTATATCTGTGGTCATAATCCCAAAGAGACATCTTACCTTCTTTGTTTTTCTTTTGAACAACCTTGTTTTTCTTTAAGGCTTTCTTCAGATCCTTGCGGTATAGAAACGTGCACACCTGATCATGGCACCACTGCTCAAAAGTCTGTTCGATACCTTCAGGAAACAAGTCACACGGATCGGTGTTCGGTAATGATTTGAAATACTCATCAACCTTTTTCATGGTCGCACGATAGTCGCCCTTGAATTTATTGTGTGAATAATCACGGTCACATCCACCATGACCATCGTTGCTAACCAAAGAGAATGGCTTGCCATCCAGATAGACATTTGCCTGATAGCAATATGTCTCTTCACTTGCCCACTCTGAGAACTTAATAGCTTTCATTTCCAAATTCATAATCTTTCCTTTCTATATGTATTACAAATGTTGAATGGTTGTAGTCTATCAGATGGGGCAGGGGTGTCAACAAAAACTTAATGATTACACTATTAGTTACATTCAGCGAAAAAAATATTTTTTTTTTTTTTTGAGAAAAAAATCTTGTAATTATTGTAAACAGCGTAATCAACACCTTATTTATATAGCCCAGTATGATTACGCCTGATTACAAAATGACCCAAATGATTACGGTAGTTTTGTTATATTGAACTTTTATAAATGTCCAAGCTTGCAGAAATCTACAAACTTAGCGTAAACATTGTAATCATAACAATGAGGGGAACGATGGCTTCGATCAAAAAGAAAATTGAAGAAGAACATGGGAGACAATTGACCAACAGACAGATGACTTTTGCTACTCATATTGTGGAAGGCATCTATTCAAATGCTGAGTGTGCTCGGAAGGCGGGGTACTCTGAAGACGTAGCACCGAAGCAAGCATCAATACTTTTGAACGGTCGGGATTATCCACACGTTGTGGAATATATCCAAGAACTGAGAGACGAAAGAGAAAGACGCTATGGTGTCACAACCATTGGTCAGTTGGAACGGCTGTATAATCTTTCGCTAGGTGCTGAAGATGCAGGGCAATTCTCGGCTGCCATCAACGCGGAAAAAATTAGGTCGGCTTTGGGTGGTCTGACCATCGATAGACGAGAAACAATAAACACAATCGATCAATTATCTAGGGATGAAATCACTGCAAGACTAGCGTCTTTACAGAAACAATATCCACAGGCATTCCAGATCGAAGGGGATTACAAGGATGTGACCGATGAGCAAAGGACAAGAAGCGAACTTCTGGAGCATGATAAGGCAGAACTTGCCGAAGAAGTGCTTCGCAACGAGGATTGAAAACAAGCATGGGGGCGGTGTTCCAGACTGTCATATGGTTTGGGATGGGTTGCCGTTTTGGTGTGAGTTGAAGGTAAGCAAAGGAAACGCTGTAAAAGTCACGCCTCATCAAGTTGCATGGAATATGGCGTATTGGGCAAGAGGTGGGTCAAATTTTTTCTTAGTAAAGAGCCTCAAGGACAGCGATCTAATTTTATTTGAGGGTGATCAGGGTGCCGATTTGATTAATGGTGGGATATCCTTGGCGCGTGGTCAACGGTTCAAGAATCTTGCGCCCTTGTTCTGCGCCTTGCGCCCTGTTTTGGAATCTAGAATGTCTTGCGCCTTGCGCCCTGCATCTTAATTTTATGTACGTGTATATAATTCCAGGGAAACGATAGGACCAGGTCCGAGAGAAAAGTTTAGGGCTAGGATATCCTAGCCCCATTGTTTAGTGTTCTACTATCGCGATTGATTTTGCTTTGCTCGATCCCCTACAAAGTTTGCAAGCTGTGCATTGAACCCGACGCCCCGCCTCTTTGGAAGCTGGACAAAGTGTTTCGTTTTGTTTGTCCAAGTCTGCTAGATCCTGGATCACTCGGAAAGTCCGACGACCCGCGGCCCAGTGTTCTTGGGCTTGCTCGTATGTGTCCGCGGATTGCATACAAATTTCTGGAGACCAGGCGCTTTGGTGCGTATATGCTGTCCAAGTTTTAGCTTGGCTTAACAAACTATCCCAGACATATTTTGGAACCGCTGCCGGATCTCCGTATGTTCCGACCCTTACAAATCTGTCACGACCCATTTCGATTGCGTCGCCAGTCTGATAAACTCCGCGCTTGTATGACTTCCAAACGATCAAGACGCCTTGACCTAGGTTAACATAACAGCGACGACCTTTTGCAATCTTGCGCTTCGGGTCATCGGTCGGTGTTCCGCGCATTATGCAATTGCCACAAATAGAAAAATCCGCGCCAGTCTTTGAAGCCTCGAGCGGATTAATGTTTTCTCTTAATATGTAAGTTTGAACGACCTTACCTGTTTTGGTGTTACGATCTGAATATGTAGCAATCACTACAATTTGCTCGTTATCCAATAGACTAGGTCCCTTGTATATAACAGCATGTTTCATTACTTTTGAACCTTTATATATTCACGAGTAACAATATGCTTGAAGTATAAAGCTTCGTCGTCTTCGTGCATAAACATATAAACATTTTTTAGAACATCAAAAGCTTGTTCGAACTTTTCATTCATTCTAACCGTTACCATTTCTTTTCCTTTCGTAATAGTTAACAGTTATACTATAACCAGGCTACAACAAAACCACAAGTAAAAAGTCTTGCGCCTTGTTTGGATCTGGTCCCGCAACTTGATTAAATCTTGCGCCTTGCGGCCTGTCTTGCGCCTTTTAAGAAAATAAAAACCCCCAGGGCCAGGCCCCAGGGGGAAAGGAAAGTGCTCGATAACCCTCGAGCTTGGGATTAAAGTGTGGGAGGGATTAGGGTTAACCCTCAAAGAACGACCGCCAGTACTACCATGTCCAACCGCGTTCTTACCTGGCTGCATCTGCTAAGACGATCCGCTAAGATCCTTTGCCATTACCTTAGCCCCGCACTGTGAGGGCTTGTTCAGTCACCACAGAACGAACCCCGTCAGGCCCGTTCTATCTCATATCTCATATTTTTGCATCCAATGGCATAAAGTTTGACGGTTATTTAAACCGAGTAACTCCGCCGCCGCTACAATCTTATGGTTAGTTTGTTCGAGCGCACGTTTAACGTAAGCTTTTTTTAACTCATCGATGTGAGCTTGGACATCCATGTCCTCCCGCAGCTCTCCCTGGCTTACGCTGTGAGGGTTTACTTCCTGGGTTATGACATAGGCGTCATCGATAATAACTTTTATTTTCATAGTCCTTCTTTCCTTTCTAAATGTATAGAAGTGCTGGCCCTGGGACGGGCCAGCCGATCAATACACTTAGTATTCTGAGGGCAACATGTGAACAAAGAATTGTCCATTGTAGGAAGACCAGATCTTGATCTCTGGCAACGGGAAGTCGGTATACTCAAAGTTTTGTAACGCGAGTTCGCGACCGTTACCGTCTTCAATTGAGAGCGTTCCTGTTTTATTAAATGTTGTTAGCGTACTGAAATACATATCTAAAAATTTATTATCAATCTGTGTATCATCGATAAATATATCAAGCGCATCAAATAGCCAATGAGCTTGGAGTTTGTCCGCGACGTACTTTGTCCCGTCGGTAAGTACAGATTTACTTAGCGACGTCCAACGATAGTAAGCCTGGGTCCCAGTGAAATTATTTAAATCTAACATTTCAATTTCCTTTCAAATAATTGATATCTTGATAGTAGCCCGATTATGGTCGGGCTACAAGTTATTTATGCAAAGTATCGGGAGTAATCGCTAGTGTCGATTGTGACTCCTGCGAGTGTAAAGTCTCCGAATTCAGAAGCGCAAGACGGTTCGCCTAATACCTGTTTGACGTGAGCATAGTCTCTCCGTTCAGGATTAGCTTTATCCTTTATGAATTTACGATAAGAGTCTTCGTCTTGCACGTCCTCAATTGCGACACAACCTAGGCAACCCGCATCGGCAGCATACTCATTTCCATCAGAACCTGTCCAACATCCGTCTCCCTGATTGGTTGCACCAATAAAGAACCGACGGCCATCTTTCAGGGTATACCATGCACCAATATCTGAAATTTGGGGCCATATCTCATCCCAGGTTTTATCATCAAAAACATAACATAGGTCTCCGACGTAGTACTGTTTCATATCTTTTAAGGTATTCATTAGTCTTTCCTTTCGTAATTTTGACTAGGGTTAGTGTAGCCCAATTGTTGTCGGGCTACAAGTTTTTTATCATAAAACTCCTGCTACTACTATCCAAATGTATACGGTAGCAAAAAATGCTACCGCTGCGAGTATGTCCTCCAAGTACATCAGAACAACCAGTCATCAGGTTCGTCCGACAAAATTTGCGAAGCTGTAGCCCATGCCGCCGCTTTCGCGTCAACCATGGAAGCCCTGCACATTGTCGGGTTGTTCTCTCCAAAATTTGTTTGGAATGCTCCGCAACCGAGCTTGGAGAAAAGTGCCGCCGCCTCTTTATATGGCAATGGTTGTCCGTTTCTCGATAGACTTTCGGGAGTCGGCATATCCCACAATTCATCATGATCCCATGGTTCGCCACAATATTTGCAATGTATATCCATTTTACTTTCCTTTCGTAATGTTAACAACAAGTTTAATGTAGCCCAGTTTCAACCAGGCTACAAGTTTTATTTAATCGTCCTCGGACATCCAACAGATGCCCCATGAAACATCATAAAGCCCGTGTTTGTTGGGCTTTTGGTTTTTGAAGTCTTCCCAATACCCTCGATCCTCCACGTCGTCCCATTCGGTAGGAAATATATCTTTAACGATTTTCTTAAAATTTTCCTCATCTACTAATGGCTGCAACCAACCGTTCCAACGATTGTTTGGTAGATAATAGCCCTCATATATGGGAGTATCCTCGTCGTATAATCCAAATTTGGTTTTGATAAAATCTTTCATTTTACTTTCCTTTCGTAATGGAGGGGAGGCCGAAGCCTCCCGATTGAATTACTTGATCCATTCTTTCCTATGAGACTTGCGATAGTGTGCTTTCACTTCGACAATGGTCTCATGCTTGATAAGCTTGCCGACATCGACCGCCTCATCTAATAGCTCGTTCTTATACTTATCGATCATACGACCGATTAAGTTAAGCTGTTTCCATGTGGCTTCGTACTCTTGACGATCCTCAATAACTTGATCGAGCAAACCTTCGACCGCGTCATCTAATGTAAAAACGTCTTTGACTTCCATTCTTTCTTTCCTTTCAAATTATTAAAAACGAATCACTTTGACCCGTTAATCATAGATTAACCCGAAAAATAAAAATATGTCAACAACAAAACAACAAATAATCTACAAATAATTAATCTTTTTTTTAGGGTTACTTTGGCCTACCGTTTCGCAGGTCCGAGGGTCGCGCCCCCCTATCCCCCCTATTTGGGGGGATTTTTTCTGTGTATGCGTACTATATAGTTGGTATTATAAATTCATTCGGGGATAATTTCATTGACCCATGTCCGGGACTCCTGGCCCCCAGAAAAAATTGTGGGTGTATTTTCATTTGGGATTGTTGTACAGTGTCCGTGAACCAAGAACCGAGGGTTGAGATATGGGGTTTTTTAGTGATTTAGCGATGGGCTTTGGAGCGAAGCCGAAGACCAAGGATTATATAGCGAGGACGGCGAGGACTATTGCTCTGAATGAGGGCAAGAAAAATGCTTCTGAGTCTGGCAGGGCGAGACGGTATCAGGCGCAATATGGTGTGACGGCTGCGGATATTGATACAAATTTTGATGAAGCGGTTAAGAAAACGAGACCCAAGGACACACAGTTGTCGAACATCAAGACGGTTCCTGCCAAGGCTATTCCGTCTGGGAAAGGTTTGACAGCAGGACAAAAAGCAGGGAAGCAATACGCCGAGTCTATGAAGAAGGCGAATGAGTTAGCGAAAGCTGGTAAGTTACGAAGACCTGGCACTACGAAGACCACATTTGATGGCCCTTACCAATCAACTACAAAAGTTCCAGGTAAGTTGTTGAGCGACGCCAGACCCATTCGCAACTTGGGAGGCTCTTCTCTTCTTTTGGATCGTGAGGAGGCGAAGGCGGCTGGTGCGAATATTGGTACGGGTTTTGATCCTAAGACTGGTACTGGGTATACGGACACGGCGGGTCAGGATTTAACCACGGGTCCATCCAAGTATGGACTACAAAATACGTTGATTGGTAAGGGTATTAGTTATCTGGCTGGTGTTCGTGGTGACGACAAGATTGTAAATACGGTGGGTGGTAAGCCTATCTTTCAAAGAGCGGACGGAAGTTTCTATGCTTTCGATGCGGTTGGATTGCCTTATGACATTGCAGATCCAGAGGTGGGCACTGCTCCTAGCACCTTGGACATTGATCCAGAGGTTCGAGAGCGGATGATGAGACAGCAACAGTTTCCTTCCACTGATGACGACAGGCCAGTTGCGACTGAGGTTGTCGGAAAACAGCCAGATGATCCATGTCCAAAGGGATATATGATGGACCCTGAAACCAAGGAGTGTGTATTAGATCCGTTCAAGCAACCGTTTCCTGATAAAGACATTGGTATTCCTACTCCTGTACCAGTTACAAATTTATCTCCATATACGCAAATGGCTCCGGTGACCTTGGGTCAGCTTCAACCGACTAGGGTTGCGGCGGCAAATCCATTGGCGATGCAACAGGCGAACATGCCACCGCAGGGTGGTCTTGGGTCCTTGGCTCCTGTACTTAATAGAGTAAGTTAACGGACCATGAATCTCCAAGCTCTCCCAGAGGAAGCACTGAAGGAGATCTTGGCACTTACTGAGGCCAAGAAGAAGTTAGATTTACGTGAGGAGGCGGTTGAGAAGTTCATGCCGTTTGCTCATCATGTGTATGACAACTTCATTGAGGGTCGGCATCACAGGATTATTGCGGAAAAACTTGAACGTGTTGCACGAGGGGAACTCAAGAGGCTTATAATTAATATGCCGCCTCGTCATTCGAAGTCGGAATTTGCGTCATATTTGATGCCAGCATGGTTCTTGGGTCGAAATCCTAAGTTGAAGATCATTCAGGCGACGCACAATACGGAGTTGGCGGTACGATTTGGTCGTAAGGTTCGAGATCTTATAGACGATCCACAATATAAAGACATCTTTCCTGATACCAATCTAAAAGAAGACAACAAAGGTGCAGGAAAATGGCAAACGGACAAGGGTGGTGAGTACTTCGCGGCTGGCGTAGGGGCTGCGGTTACTGGTCGGGGTGCGGATTTGTTCATTATTGACGATCCGCACTCGGAACAGGACGCGATGAGCGAGAGTGCTTTTGACAATGCGTACGAATGGTACACCTCTGGCCCTCGACAACGTCTCCAACCAGGTGGTGCAATCATCTTGGTCATGACGAGGTGGGGTAAAAAGGACTTGACAGGGCGTTTGATACAGGCGCAGGGCGGTGATTCGATGGCAGATCAGTGGGAGATAGTAGAATTTCCAGCGATTATGCCGTCAGACAACCCATTGTGGCCTGAATTTTGGGAAAAAGACGCATTGTTGTCGATTAAGGCGTCACTTCCTGTAGGAAAATGGAATGCACAGTGGCAACAGACGCCGACAGCGTCGGAAGCAGCTATAATCAAGCGGGAATGGTGGCAAGATTGGGAAAAAGAAAAGATTCCTGACTTAGATTACATCATTCAGGCGTACGATACAGCGTTTTCCAAGAAGGAAACAGCGGACTATAGTGCGATTACAACGTGGGGGATCTTCAAACCAGAGGAAGGTGGGGCAGATCACGCGATTCTGCTGGATGCACGGCGGGGACGGTGGAACTTTCCTGAATTGAAGGAGATTGCCCATGAAGAACACGAATATTGGGAGCCAGACATGGTGATTGTGGAGGCGAAAGCGACGGGTACGCCGTTGATTGACGAGCTTCGATTGCGTGGTATTCCAGCTTTAGGGTTCTCACCGGGCAAAGGAAATGATAAGATAAGTAGAATGCACATGGTTGCGCCATTGTTTGAAGCTGGTATGATATGGGCACCGATGCATGAGAAGTTTGCTGATGAAGTGGTCGAAGAAGTAGTTTCATTTCCTAATGGCGATCATGACGACTTTTGTGATAGCATGACATTAGCACTGATGCGTTTTCGTAGAGGTGGATTCATTTACCTCAACGGAGAAAACGAAGACGATTTAGAATGGAGGCCCCGTAAAAGGGTGTATTATTGATGGCATTACCACCTAACATGGTCACACCAGGTTTAGATCTGGACGACACAGAAGGACTACCAGACGTAGAGATTCCTATCGACGCACCAGAAGAATTTGAAGGTGGTGCGGAAGTCATAGACGACGGAATGGGTGGAGCCATTGTTCAAGCTCTGATGATGGCGGACGAAATGCCAGAGGAAGAGTTGATTCCGTTTGATGCTAACCTTGCAGAGTTTTTAGATGATTCAACACTAGGGTCATTGTCATCAGAATTACGGGGATCGTACAAGGAAGACCTCGATTCAAGATCCGAGTGGGAAGACACATACGTCAACGGTCTTGACCTATTAGGTATTAAGGCAGAGGACAGAACAACGCCGTTTGAAGGGGCAAGCGGCATTACCCACCCGATGGTAAGTGAGAGCGTAACACAGTTCCAAGCACAGGCATATAAGGAACTGCTCCCGTCGGGTGGGCCAGTTAGAACCAACATCGTGGGTTTGAAGGACCAGGCCCGTGAGGAACAGGCTACTCGTGTCAAGGACTTTATGAACTTCCAGATTACGGAAGTCATGGAAGAATACGATCCAGACATGGATCAGATGTTATTTTACTTACCGCTATCGGGGTCAACGTTTAAGAAAGTGTACTTTGATCCTACAAAACAGAGGGCGGTATCGAAGTTTATCCCAGCGCAGGATCTGGTTGTACCGTATTCAGCTACGGATCTGGCGACGGCTACGAGGGTTACGCACGTTCTACGCATGGATGAGAACGAAGTTAAGAAGATGCAATACGCGGGAATGTACCGCGATGTCGATCTCATGGTTTCGGAAGAATCAGAGGAAGATGCGGTTAAGCAGAAGGTCAACGAACTAGAGGGACTGTCGAAGAACTATAGCGACGATGTGCTGACGATCTTGGAGATCCACGCAGATCTGGACATAGAAGGGTTCGAAGACAAAGATCCAACGACGGGTGAGGCTACAGGTATTAAGCTTCCTTACATTGTTACGATTGATGAGAACTCCAATCAGATTCTGGCTATCCGTAGAAATTACGGGATGGACGATCCGATTAAGAAAAAGACTCAGTACTTTGTACACTACAAGTTCATGCCAGGTTTGGGCTTTTACGGTTTCGGTTTGATCCATATGATTGGTGGCTTGGGCAGAGCGGCTACTAGTTTGCTACGTCAGTTGATCGATGCTGGTACTCTGGCTAACCTCCCTGCCGGTTTTAAAGCCCGTGGAGTGCGGGTACGCAATGACGATGAGCCACTACAGCCCGGAGAGTGGAGAGACATTGACGCCCCAGGAGGGAGCATCAGAGACGCTATCATACCACTTCCGTACAAGGAACCATCGGGCACATTGGCGGCTATGCTGGGCGGATTGGTGCAGGACGGTCGTCGTTTCGTAGCTTTAGCTGATCAACAGATTGGGGACATGAGCAACGAGATGCCAGTAGGTACAACCGTTGCTGTAATTGAACGCGGCATGAAAGTTATGTCTGCTATTCACAAACGTCTGCACTACGCACAGAAGACGGAGTTCCGTTTACTGGCGCGTATCTTCGCTGAAAACCTTCCTCCCATGTACCCGTACGCGGTCGCGGGTGCACCATCACAGGTTAAGGCGCAAGACTTCGATGGCCGGGTTGACGTCCTCCCAGTCAGCGATCCGAACATCTTCTCGATGGCGCAGCGGGTGACTTTGGCTCAAACGCAGTTGCAGTTGGCGCAGTCTAACCCCCAGATGCACAACTTACATGCAGCCTATCGAAGGATGTACCAAGCATTGGAGGTGCAGAATATAGACGAGATATTGCCACCTATGCCTAAACCACAGCCACAAGATCCAGCATCGGAGAATGCGGCTATGATTGGCGGTAAAACACCACAGGCATATCCACAGCAAGATCACGACGCACATATCGCAGCGCACATTTCCTTGTTGGCACTGAGTATACTACAGCAGACACCACAGGTATTAGCGGCATTGTTTAGTCATGTGTTACAGCATGTTAACATGAAGGCTCGTACGATTGTGCAGGGCGAGATCCAACAGCAACAGGCACAGCAAGCAGCATTGATGCAGGTTGGGGCACAGCCGCCCATGATGCAACCTATGGCATCAGACATGGTTGAAGCTCGTGTGGCACAGGTGGAAACTCAGTTACTACAAGAGGTTATGCCTCTATTGACATACAAAGGACAGGACGGACAGGAACAAGATCCGCTCGTCAATATCCGTATGCAGGAGTTGGCTATCAAGCAGATGGAAAGCCAGCAGAAAGCATCGCTTGATCAAGCCAAGCTTGACTTAGAGCAGATGAAAATGGAGCAACAAGCCACGACGGATTCGGCTAGACTAGAGCTTCAGGAGCAAATTGCAGATGAACGTAACGATGTAAATCGTGAGCGTATTGATGTGCAACGTGAAGCTGTAGCCCGTAGAGGATATAGATAGATGTCTGATAAACTACCAAAGGTAAGTATTGCTGTAGTCGGGGTTGTGATAGCCCAGATCGGTGGTTTTATATGGTGGACGGCGCAACAGGCTAGTACGATACAGAATCTTGAAGAGACTGTGAACGTTCTAACTGTTGAAAACAATGCGACAGACAGGACGAATTTGATCAGAGATGTGGAACAAAACAGTGAAAAGATTGATGAAATGATTGATATACTAGCTGAGTTTTATGAAGATCTTGAAGATGGTGACAACGAGATTTGGGATGAAGTGGATACAATCCACGAGGACTTGGGGGGCATGGCACAACACATGATGGCTATTGTAAAGCTGCAAGGAAGAATAGCTGTTCTAGAAAAGACTGTCGAATTTAGTCGTAAAGACGGCATGTAGTCATGGACCCTATAACAATCCTTGCAGGGATAAAGTCCGGTTTAGCCGCTGGCAAAACTGTAGCTGGTCTTAGTAAACAGATTGGACAATTCTTTGACGCAACTGACAAAGCGAAGAAAACTTTACAGAAAAAAGGTGTATCAAGCAAAAGTGCAAATGCTACGGCGTTGGATCGTTGGGCGAAAATTAGACAAGCAGCGGAGGCTGAAGAAGAACTCAAAGAGTGGATTACACAGCGATACGGAAGATCAAAATACCTAGAACTTTTGAAGATTAGACGAGAAGTTCTTGCAGAAAAAAGGGAAGCGGAAGCCCAGGCGAGAAGAGATCAGATAGCAAATCAAGAGCTAATGATTACCATAGTAGGTATAATTGTATTGCTTATTATGACATTTATAGGAGCTACTGGCTATCTTCACTATATGGAATGGATTGATGTTAGGGATTATTTTCCATGATTTATGTATTAATTTTTCTACACTTTATAAACACAGATAACTTGCACTATTATCAGATTGGAACGTATTCGGATAAACAGGAATGCCTCGAACAAGCAGAAAAGGCAAAGATACTGGTAACACACAACTCAATGAAGGTAGCTTGCCTAGAAGTGAACGCCCAATAATAATAGAAAGAGGCAAAAAGTTTGCAGCTTATGATAAAAATGGTAAGCTACTAATATTGGGATATGAAAGAAGAATAGTACAGGAGTATGCAGATGCCCAAAGCAAATTACGATTTAAACGACAACGGAAAGATTGATCCAGATGAACGTGCAATTATGCTTGAAGACAGAAAACGCATCATGATTGATGCTGATGCCAAGCGTGATGCACAGCGCAGAATGGCTTGGTTTAGTTTGACAGGTATGCTTGTCTTTCCATTTGGCGTTATCTTTACAGAGTACATGGAACTGCCACAGGCGTCGGTGATGTTAGCAAGCATGAGCAATATATATTATGTCAGTATTGCTGCCATAGTTGGAGCTTATTATGGATTTACAAACATGGGTAAAGGATAATGATAGGGCAATTATTAGGGCCAATAGCGAACCTTGCAGGTAGTTATTTACAAGGTAAAGCTGACAAAGCCACCGCAAACGCAAAGTTAAAACTTGTCGAGGCGGAATCGAAAGCAGCTATTCTTATGTCAAAAGAGACCTCTACAGCAGACTGGGAGAGGATCATGGCAGAAAGCACCAAGAACTCGTGGAAAGACGAATTTATCACTATTGTGGTGATGATCCCTGTAATTTTATGTTTTGTTCCGGGGCTAGAAAACGTTGTAAAAAACGGCTTTGATCGCTTGGCTGAGTTGCCAGAGTGGTATACTTGGTTGGTTTTCGCTGTATGCAGTGCCGCTATAGGAATAAGGGGCGGCAAACAATTTATGGGTAAAAAATGATGTATACATACTTTGTAAAATCTATAGACAGAATTGTTGACGGTGACACCATAGATATAAGTATTGATCTTGGTTTTGATCTTACCAAGAAAGAACGTGTTAGGCTTGCAGGTATAGACACACCTGAAACTAGAACTAAGAATCCAAAAGAAAAAGAGATGGGTTACCAAGCCACAGAGTTTTTGGAGATGCATCTTATGGAAGCAACAAAGCTTACCGTAAAGACTGAAAAAGACGGTAAATTTGGTCGTATGCTTGGTTGGTTATACAAATCAGAAAAGGATGTAACGTCTATTAATGAAACTATGATTGATGAGGGTTATGCTTGGGCTTACGATGGCGGTACTAAAGTCAGGAACCTTGAAGATCTTATGGCAAAAAGAAAGAAGGAAGAGACATGAGTTTTAAATTAAGCAGACGTAGCCTTGATAGGCTAGAAGGAATTGATGATAGCCTACAGGCTGTTGTGAAAATGGCAATAACACTGACCAAAACCGATTTCGGAGTGGTGCAGGGTATGAGAACCCTTGAACAGCAGAAGGAACTTGTAGCCAAGGGCGCATCGAAAACCTTAAAATCTAAACACCTTGAGGGAAAAGCTTTTGATATCATGGCGTTCGTGAACGGACGGGCATCGTGGGAGTTAAACTTGTACGATGATTTGGCTGACGCAATCAAGGAAGCAGCTATCAATTTGAACGTCCCAATATGCTGGGGCGCGGCATGGGCTGTTCCTCAAAAGGGTTATCCTATGGATATTCGTAAGTGGGAAGGCACCATGGAAGAAGCCATGAATGCCTATATAGATTTACGTCGATCTCAGGGTAAACGTCCATTTATCGATGGGCCACATTTTGAACTTATAGATTAGGAGAGCTATTAATGGCAAAAGGTAAAGATATTTTAGACAGGTTGAAAGAAATAGGGGACAAAATGACTGACCCTAAAACTAGCTCTAAAGAAATGAAACTTCTTAAACTAAGAGAAGAAAATCTTCTTGAAATGTTTCACGATGACATGGATGAATTTAGTCTAGGTGGCGATGTCCGACACAATCCAAATAGAGGTAAAACATATTAATTCATGGACGGTGTTGATTTCGCAAAATATATCTATAAGGTACTACGAGAGCGCGAACAAGATATTGCAAGTGCTCTTGCACATGATGCTGCCAAAGATTGGGAGCAGTACAAACTCATGGTAGGTGAGATACGGGGCCTTACCTACGCCCGTGAGGAAATAAAAGCCCTGCTGGAGAACCACGTAGACGATGTCGAAGACCTTATATCTTCCTGAACATGTCGCGCAGAAAATGAATAAAGAACGGGAGGAGGCTAAAGAAGCCGACTCAACGTCTGTCGAAGGCGCATATGTTGACGCGAAAGATCGCGTATTAGATCCATCACTTATAGACAAACCGTTAGCAGAACGCTTGCCTCAACCAACAGGCTGGCGTGTTTTGGTTATGCCTTATCAAGGTGCAAGCAAAACGCACGGGGGTTTATATATTCCTGATGAAATACGAGACCGTGAAGCGGTAGCCACGGTCGTAGCGTATGTTTTAAAGATTGGACCACTGGCTTACAAAGACCCAGACAAGTTCGGGCCTAGCCCAGAGCCGTGGTGTAAAGAAGGCCAATGGGTATGCATTGGTCGGTATTCTGGTTCACGATTTAAGATAGATGGGGGTGAGGTTCGTATCATCAATGATGACGAAGTAATCGCAACTATTTTAGAACCAGACGATATAAAACACGTTTAGGAGGAAAAGATGGCAGAAGAAACTATTGAAGAGCAAAAACCAGAGGAAGAAGGCGTAGAAATAGAGCTAGATGCTCCTGAAGAATCCAAAGAGGAAGTTCAAGAACCAACGCCAGAACCAGAGATAAAGATAGAAGTAGAAGAAGAACAACCAGAAGAGGTTGAAGCTTCTGAAGAACCTAAAGATGAGGTAGATGAATACGGTGCTAAAGTACAAGCTCGTATAAAGAAACTCACAGAAAAGTATCGTAAAGAAGAGCGTGACCGTGAAGAAGCTGTCCGTATGGCAGAAAAGCTTCTTGAAGAAAACAAGACACTGAAGTCTCAGGTCAAAAACTTAGACAAAGGTTACGTTAGTTCTGAGGAGTCCAGGTTAGAAACTGAGATCGACTCTTTGAAACGTCAGTATAAAGAAGCGTATGAGGCTGGAGATACGGACGCAATGTTCGCTGCACAGGAGGCTTTATCTAAAGTTGCAGTGGTTCAAGACCGTGTTCGTTTAGCCAAAGATCGCTTAGATCGGGAGCAAAATGTAGAGGAACAGCCTCAACAACAGCCTGTTCCGCCGCCTCAACCAGAAGCCAAGCCAGACCCTAGAGCAGAAGAATGGGCTAATAAAAACACATGGTTCGGCTCAGATGAGGTCATGACTTACGCAGCGTTTGGGATACATAAAAAGCTTGTCGAAGAAGAAGGGTTTGACCCGCAGACCGATGAGTATTATACTGAGGTAGACAAACGCATTCGTTCGGAGTTTCCACAGAAGTTCCAAACAGCGAAGAAAACGGGTGGAGCACAGGTCGCACCTGCTGCCGCTTCAGCAACCCGCAGCACAGCAAAACAGGGGCGCAGGTCGGTGAAACTATCACCATCACAAATTGCGATGGCGAAACGTTTAAACGTACCGCTAGAAGAATACGCTAAATATGTGAAGGATTAAGCTTATGGCAGATAGAACACCACGTAAAACCACCACACGAGAAGACAACTCTCGCAGAAAACCATGGGCACCGCCCAGTCACCTACAAGCACCTGATGCCCCTCCGGGCTATGTGCATCGTTGGATTCGAGTCGCAATGCGTGGCGAGGAAGACAAAATGAACGTCAACTCCAAGCTGCGTGAAGGATGGGAACCCGTCCGTAAAGATGAGTATCCAGACTATGAAGCACCCACTATCGACGAAGGTCGTTACGAAGGTGTGATTGGTCAAGGTGGTTTGATGCTGTGCCGCATACCTGTTGAAACAGTAGAAGAAAGAACTGCATATTACGGGGGCAGAACCCGCGAACAGATGACTGCTGTAGATCAGGACCTTATGAAGGAGCAACATCCTTCAATGCCGATTCAGAATAATCGGCAAAGTCGTGTAACTTTTGGAGGTCGTGAACGCGACTCCAATTAACTTAAAGGATTGCTAATATGGCAAATACTAACGTTGCATTCGGACTCCGTCCGATTGGTGTAGTCGGTCAGGGCTACAACACCACTGGTGCGACCGAGTATCGTATTGCTTCCGGTAACACAAACGCGATTTACCAAGGTTCACCCGTAATACCGCTGTCAACAGGCTTTATTGATATTGTTGGCGCGGCTACTGGTGGAACTGTAGGTCTCGTAGGTGTGTTTGCTGGTGCGGAATACGTTTCGTCCACCACTGGTGAAAAAATATTTTCACCTTACTGGCCTGGTTCTGGCGCGGATTCTAATTTCCCCGTCAGAGCTTTCGTGTATGACAACCCATTACAATCATATGTGATTTGTTCAGACGCTACGCTAACTAGCGCATCATCTGCACAAGGAAATGTGTTTGCTAATGCTAACTTTGCAAACGCAGATGCTGGTTCAACAACCACTGGTATTTCTTCTGCTAAGTTGGGTGTCAGCACAATCAACACCACCGCAAACTTGAATCTGAGAATTATGGGTTTCCAAGATGACCCTGAAAACTCAGACTTCGCTGCGGCTGGTATCCCTGTAATCGTTCGTTTAAACAACTCCTTCAATTCACCGAATGGTGCTATTGCAGGTGGTACTGTTTCAACGACTGGCGTGTAAGGAGACTGATTTATGGCTATATCTCGCGCACAACTAGCGAAAGAGTTGGAACCCGGTCTCAACGCCTTGTTTGGTATGGAGTACGACAGGTACGAAAACCAACATGCAGAGATCTTCACAACAGAATCTTCTGATCGAGCATTCGAAGAAGAAGTAATGTTGAGTGGTTTCGGAGCGGCACCGACTAAACAGGAAGGTTCTGCTGTAAATTTTGACGACGCTAACGAAGCATACACTGCTCGTTACAACCACGAGACTGTGGCACTTGCCTTCTCAATTACTGAGGAAGCAGTGGAAGACAATCTATATGATCGTCTTGGTTCACGTTATACTCGTGCGTTGGCTCGTTCAATGGCACACACAAAGCAGGTTAAAGCTGCTTCAATTCTGAACAACGCTTTCACAGCAGGTGCTTCTGCTGGTGGCGACGGAGTTGCATTGTGTGATGCGTCACACCCGCTCACAAGCGGTGGTACGTTTGCTAACGAACCAGGAACTGCGGCTGACTTGAACGAAACATCTCTCGAAGATGCTTTGATCAACGTTGCAGGTTTTGTTGATGAGCGCGGTCTTAAAGTTGCTTTACGAGGCACAAAGTTAATCATCCCACGTCAGTTACAGTTTATCGCTGAACGTTTGATGGTGTCTAACTTACGTGTTGGTACAGCGGACAACGATGTAAATGCTCTAAGATCAATGGGAATGTTACCACAAGGTTATGCGGTAAACGACTTCCTAACTGATCCAGATGCATTCTTCATCATGACAGACGCACCTCGTGGATTTGTCCACTTTGAGCGTACGCCAATGTCCACTGGTATGGAAGCTGACTTCGATACTGGTAACATGAGATTCAAGGCTCGTGAGCGTTACAGCTTTGGGTTCTCAGACCCACGTTGTGTTTTCGGTTCACCCGGAGCATAATTTGTGATACAATGAGGTAGTCTTTTTGCAAAGATTACCTCCCTGAATGACTGGGGCAACTTAGGTTGCCCCTTTCTTTTTATATTTCCTGTGGTATAGTATTGTTATCCCTGACAGTGACATGGGGTCACTGACTTAAC